ATAGAAGCCAGAGATTGCAGGCAAGAACACAGCATAGTCATTCTGCTTGGCAGTTAAATTGTCTTGGCTCACTTGCTTTGTGCTGGTAAAATATAGTTGTAAACAGCCACGCCTGAATCCACTGTGATCTTGGCAGCACCATCATCTGAGATGCGAATGGTTTTGTCCCCAGTCAGAGCCATGATGGCCATGAACTGTGAGGCTGGCCAACTCCAAGCACGTTTTAATTGTCCGTTGACTCCTGAGTGGAATACAAAGTTGCCTGCGTGTGTTGAATGGTCACCAAAGAAAAACTTCAAGTCGCCGTTTTCAGTTTTGGCCTGGAAGTTGGGCTCTTCGGCATTGGCCTGTGCTTGCATACGCAGTCGCTGGATTGCAGCCACAGTGGGTTCAAATTCAATGTGCCAGGTCACACCTTTGAACTTGGGTGTTTTTAGTTTGTCGTTCACAATCTCTGCTGCCATAAAACGATATGTGTTGCGAAAGTCTCCCCCAGCATTTTCAAACTCAATGCCATCAGGTGCGCCTGTGGCTTTCTTGGTCAGTTTGAGTTTGGCATTCTCTTTGTACTCTTGCAAGTTCAACAAGATTTTTAGTTTGTTCAAGTTGGGCATGCCAAATGTGCCCATAAAATCTGCGTGTGGGTTTTTAAACTCACCTTCCAATACCACACTCAAGTCTTCTGCCACACCCACAATGGCTGTACTTTTGTCGTCTCCGGTGATTTTGATCAAGTCAATACAGCCAAGATCGTGTGTGTGTTCTACCAAGTCTTTTAGATAATCTCTCATGCTTACTCCTATGTTGTATGATTATATAGATTTTTTTACTGATTAGCAATTATTTTGGCCAGGCTCTGCCCGCCTCTAATTGATTCGATTTCGCCCGGTCGGCGTAGTTCCATCCAAGCAATGTCACCTTGCCCACGATTCACCGAAAGAGTTTCAAACCCAACGTGATCGCAATGTGCCTGTATTTCTCTTCCTGGTGTGTAGCACATGAAACTTTTTTCAGCCAGGGCTACACCATGTGCCCAATCACAGTCGTTGTAGGTGAATATGGCCACTCCACCGGGTCTGAGTCTGGCAAACATGCTGTCAAGATATTGCCGCACCACCTTCATGGGTTTGTAGTTGAAGTAGTTGTAGGCAAAGATCAGACCATATTGATTCGTTGGCAGTTGCCACAGCGCATCGGTGTGCTCGTAATCGTTGATCACATATGGTCGCAGTCGTCGTTGATACTCTAGCGTAAAGGCCTGCACTGCAGGATTCAACAGTTCCTCATGCTGATCCACAAGGTACAATGGATCCAGTGGTACCAAGTCTTCGATGAACTTTTCACGTCCTGGACGCATGATCAAGCCAGGCAATCGCCAATCTGTGTACTGTAACAATCGGCCCGTGAGCAATAATCGGCTGTCAGGATCAATGCTGAGTCGTCGATTTAATATGTACTCCGTGGTTTCGTAGCACATTTCTTCTTCGTACAGTCGTTGACTGGCTTGATACTGTGCAGGTTCTAGTTGGGCAATTTGTTCACGCACACTGGTTTTGAGATCATCCAAGGCAGATTGTGCATGTTGGAACTCAGCAGCAATAGCGTCAATCTTTTTAGAGAATGCAGCACTGTATTCGTCAATCTGCACAGTATGATTGGCAACCACATGACCTATTTCGTGAAACTTTTTAACGGCCGCATGATAGTCAGGAGCAAGTTCATTGCTCTCCAACAAATTTAAATAGCCAACAAGTTCGCTGAGTTTCATTCGAATGAGAATAGTGCAGTAAATGTATTTTCGGTGTTGGTTGCTGACGCCAAGTCCCAGTTCAACACGCCCAACAAGTTGTCAACCTTCTTGTCAACCACAGTGGCTTCCATAGCGTCATTGTCAAATGGCAGTTCAGTAAACCAGGTGGGCAAGCGTTGTTCATCTGTGGGATAACCAATGCTGGTCCACCCTAGGGCATTGCTTTTGAGTTTGCACACAATGGTCTTCATACCGTCAACAATTTGCATACTGTAGTTGTCTGAGTTCATTCTTCGCAAATTGTTCCAATTTAGTGCGGCTCGCACATGCCCGGGCATGTTGGCTTTGCCCTGCTTGGCTTCTTCGGCAGCATAATTGGTCAAGTTGTTCACACGTTTGGGTGATCCTTTTTCCCAACCCGGACGTTCCATGAATTGATATTTGAATGCACGAATGTGTTCCACAAGATCGTCCTTTTGCGCACCGGCCAGCAGTTTATTTAGAATTTCTAACAGGAAGTCTTGAATAACTTTGGGGGTGTCTGATCGTTTCAAGTCCAAGCCTGTAGCCTTGGTCTTGCCAATCTTGCCGTTGACATCTAGCCTGGTATTCTCAATGTCAATGGCATTAACTGCATAGCGTTTCTTGGTGATGAACAAGCCACGGTCCGCCACTGTTTCACGACCGGCCTTGATCAATTCGCCCATGTCTCTGGGGCAGTGGAATGCACGTTCCATGTATCCTGGGAATGATTCATTGACTTGGTCTGCCAATGAGTCGTACAGTTGAATACAGATTTCTTTTGACCAAGCCATGCGACCTTCTTCTACTTCTTTTTTCAACACAGGCCATGCTGAGAAGTAGCAGGAGTCTGTGTCACCATAGATAACAGCCTCACCCACATGATCATACTCGCCAGTGATACATTCATTCAAGTATGCATCCATGTGCTTGGCAATGCTACGTCCGGTCAGCGTTGTGCTCTGTCCAATGCGTTTGTCAAAGAATCTGCAGCCGGGATTCAAAATAGCACCATACAAACTATTCAAGTTAATTTTCTTGACCAGTTGTCGCTTGTCCCAGAATGCAATCTCTTTGGCATCAGTTGCTGACTTCTTCTTGGCCTGCATGTCTTTGCGTTCGCTGTACCAGCGTTCCAACAAGCCAGGAATGATACCTTTCTTTTCATAACTCAGGATGGTGCCGTTGGCAGTGAGTATCCAAGGTTGATTGGAGTCAAAGATCAAGTTCCAAACTTCCGCGGCACTGTGTGTTGTCTCCTCGCCAGACTCCCAGTCAATGGTGATCTCTGTGCCAATTTCTCCGTTCATAACAGAGGTATATTCCAAGGCAGCAAACAACCCCTCCCAGGCTTCAGCAAACTTGCCACCGTTCTTGGCCATTTGCTCACGGATATACTGGTTGGTCTGAGTCTGACGCAGTTGCCCCACAATGGTTTCTGGTCCCATGTTCATGGCGCGAATTGCTGACGGATACAATGAATTGATGTCCACACTGCCCACCCATTCATGCAAACCTTTGCGTGGATACGCCACATAGGCGCCAGCGGCTTGGTTGTCTGCGGAGTCGTTGCGTTGCTTGCGATTGGGCACAACCATGCCACGTTCGTGTGCTTCGTTGATGATGGCCTGTTCAGTCACGGCCACAGCACCCATGGTGGTCTGTAACAGCACAGTGTTGGCATGTGCCAGTTCGCTGGCTAGTTCCAAGAAGCGCAGTTTCTTGTCCAGTTTGTCCAACAGTGCAGTATCCTGCCTGTTGTATCGAATAAACGTTGTGAAGTGTTGGTTGTACAGTTGATCCAGGGTACCTTCAAACTGTGTTTTACGCTCACCCAGTTCGTATTCAGCAATGGCATCCAGGCTATAACTGTGCCGCTCTTCATAAGTGTACTTGCGATACAGTTGCATATAGTCCATATGCACACGACCCACCAAGTCATAGGTTTCATTTTCAGCACCAAAGCGTTCAAACATGCGCTTCTTGGGAAACTGTCCCCACAAACAAAACTTGCGTGTGTCGTCCTTGGTCAGCACTCTGGTGATGCGGTTGATGGTGTAGGGTATGTCATAACCCTCTGAGTTCCATCCACTGAGTACGTCAGCGTCATCGATTAGATCCAAGAACATCTTCAGCATGTCTGCTTCGTTGTCAAACAGTATGGTGTTTTCGAACTCTGCAACCATTTCCTGTGCAGTGGCCATGCTAAGATGCGAGGGCGGCACAGCCATAGTGACCATTTGATCCAACCAGTTCAAGTACACTGATATGGCAGTGATGCTGTTGAACGGATCTTCTACTGGTGAAAAGCCACGAATCTTGTCAAAGTTAACTTCAATGTCGAAAAAGGCTGTGTGGATCTCAGGTGCGTCTTGATCTTTGTAGTTTTCTTCAAGGCACCGAAAGATGGGATTGATATCCGATTCATAAAGTTGCTTGCCGCTGTGCATGCGGACTTCTCTGCGGAACTCTTTGTTATTCCGCGTAGAAAATCTTGATACGGGTGTGCCATAAATGCTTTGAAACTTGCCTCGGGGGTCGTCAAAATAAAACACGTAGTTGGCTGGATACTCTTGGTATCGGCGAACGCCGTCGCGGCGTTCTACCACGTGAATGCGATCGTGCTCACGATCAAATAGTGCGTCAATATAACTCATTGTTCTCCGTTTGTGGCCGGTTGGGCCTTGATACATGTTCGTGACGTGAACGACTCGTTGCTGTTGAAAGCAATATTTATAGCGTCTTGCCCACTGTTTCAAGAATTGTTTCCAACAGTTCTTGATCTTGTTTGGTTTTGCCAAACTCGGCCTTGTGTGCCACTCGGATGGCTTTTTTCAGCACAGCCGGTTTGATTTCTAATTCTTCTGCAATGGCCTTGATGGTGTCGGTCAAGCCACCTTGCAAGGTATCAATCTCGTGCATGACCTGCATGCCTTCATTGATGATTTGGGTGAGTTTGATCTTTTGTTCGCCGTTGAATGATTTGGTATCCATGTGTACTCCTAAAACACTAGTATAACACGGAAATTCTGTTTGTCAATGGGAATTTGCTCACTTCAAGCATCACGGTAGCGAATCGTTTTGCCTGCCCAGCAGCCGGGCCACACGGTCCTAAGGTAGGTGTGATCTTATGATTCTTTTTTCATTTGGCGATATAGACTACGTCCGGGATTGAAAGTAGGACTCCATTCTAAATTTTCTGCCAAACCCAACGCACGATAGTATTCTTGTTGTTGTTGATCTGTGGTGGCTGTTTTTGGTATTTTAGGAGCAGGTGGTGCTGTGGACGCAGTCGCAGCCTTGGTTGCCGGAGCATTGTATCTGTATGGCGCTGTTTGTTGCCCAAAATTTGGGGTACTAGTAGTAGTTGGTTGCGGTGCCACGGCTCTTGCTGCCTGACGTCGAGCAACTTCTCTACGGCCAACATAGTTAGCACCTTTTGGATCTTCACCTGGCGGTATTGCTGCGGAAGCCTGTGGTGCTGTGGTTGGTGCTGGTGCTGGTGCTGGTGCTGCAGAAGCCTGTGGTGCCACGGCTGGTGTTGTCGCTGTGGTCGGCGCAGTAGTGGCTGCGTCTTGCGGAGGAGTGTAAGGAATGCTCATCTTTTTAAACACGCCAGAGACCACTTGTTGTGGCACACCTTGTGTGACCAACCATGCAGCCAGTTGATCTGAATCACTGGGTTTGCCAGCCTGATGCCAGTTCATTTTTAATTTTTCTTTAGTAACGTCAGTGGTAAATTGATGACTAAAATTGCTCAATGCGCCGCCTACAGCCTTGGTTTTTTGGTCCAACCAGTTGAGTCCACGACCAATCATGCCAGGCTTGGAAGCCTTGCCGGGACCGTCAGGCATGTCAGGACGATAGTATTCGGGTCTGGTACTGCCAGGCACTCCTGTCTTTTCCATGAGAGCCAACCGATACCGGTCGATGTTTTCAAACACAGCGTAAGTTCCAGCCTGAGTGAGCCATACTCCGCGATGCTTGGTGTTGTACACACTTTCATTGACCACCCATGACATGGCAGTTAGTTCTCGATCAATCAGTCGATCCACAGGCAATGTTACAAACTTCAGTGACTCACGCATGGCCATGCGTTGTGTGATGGCACTGTCGGGCATGTTGCCCCGACCAATCTGCGCCATGGTATCTGCATTGGTTCCCATGCCACCTGAATATATATTCTCTCCGCTGGCAGCAGGTAAGGTGATTTCTTGTCCGGGAAAAATAACATCAGGGTTCAGCATTTGCCCACCTTTGGCACCTGATGCAGCAGCCAACTGAGGATTCAACCCCACGATATCTCTCACAGTGGTTCCATTGTCTTTGGCGATTTGACTTAGTGTATCACCAGACTTGGCAGTGTAAGTAGCCAAGTCTGGTGTCACGTCAGGAGTCACTGGTAGATCTGGAGTCACTGGTAGATTGGTAACAGGATCATCGGCTCTTGCTGACCCAATGTTGGTTGCTAGCCAGGTCAAGAAGGCAGCACCTGCACCTTTGCCAATAACGCTGGACAATTTATCTCCACGTATTGAACTGTCGAGAGCATAAGTCAACCCAGCAATGGCAGGAAGACCTGCTCCGCCTGTGGCCAATCCGGTGATGGCCACTAGTGCAGCCTTGGCAAATCCTGCTGTCTTGGGATATTGTTTTACTAGATTGCGATAGCCCTTGATGGCCTGCATGACTTTGCCTTTTTGTCCGCCTGTTAGATTGCTCAATGCATCTGTGGCTTGATCATAAGCAACATCAACGGATTCAACAGGCACAGAATTTTGTATGGAATTTAATACTCCACTTACTGCATCTTTGACTTGACCAGCAACGTCCATGGTTGTATCTTTACCTCGTCCCAACATGGTTCTATTGGCACCGGTTGCTTTGTCAGTCATACCGGCTTCAGCATCTGCAAACACTTGTAAGATTTCTTTTTCGCTCATTCGACGTTCTACAAGGGTCTGACCCAAAGTTTTCCAGGTGCGATAAATGGGATCTTCAACCAAAATGGCTTCTTTTAATTTCATTTTATTTTCCTTAATTTGTGATTTGTTAAGTCCTTGAATCACACGTTGTATTTGTTTAAGTTTCTGATAGTTCTGTTCAGCATCACGGGCAGCATAGTAGGCCTGACCGTCGGCCATTTCGTAGTCGGGGTCTCGGTTGAGTTCAGCCTTGGCTACCAGTTCGTCAATGTTGGGATACTTGGCTGTCAAGTCACGCTGGTATTTTTCAGAGTCAAATGAAGGCGGTGTGTATGGTCGGGTTCTAGCATCAGCACGTGCCAGGCCCTTTTCTCTCTTGGCAATGGTTTGATCAGCAGCAGCAACTTTGGCAGCATCGTCACGGTCGAAGAATCGGTTTATCTTGGCACCGGCTTGGCTTATTTGTGCCTTTTTGCGATAGTCGCCCAGATTGACTTCCTTGACCATGTAATCATCACCAGAAGATTTAACAGGAGATCTCAAAGGTCTGTTGTCTGCAAAATTGCCCATACCTTGATCTGCTGCTGGTGATCGGTCCATGTAGTCATTGGCTGTTTGTTCTCCAGACACACGCTCAATATTGATATCAGTGTATTTGATGCCTTTTGATTTTAGCATGTTGGTCACAGCTTCTGCGGCCGCTCTTGCTGATCCATATTTGCTGCCTAAGTTGTAGTCTTTGGTAATTGTTTTTCCGTTGACTGCAAATGTAACGTGTGCAACCATGTCGGGTAGATAATCATTGTTGGACTGTGCTTGTGCTGCACCGCCCAAGGCCATAGAGCCTGCTAGTGCTGCGCCGCCTAGTGCTGACTTCCAACCTTCCTCCATGTTTTGTTGCAATCCCGGAACTTCATTTTGTAGAACACTCATTGCTCTTTGTAGACTTGAGTAAGTGTCAATGTGTTTACCGTTAGCATGAATCATGTAGTCATCTAGACCAGATTGAATGACTTCGTATTTGCCACCATCAGCACCTGTGCCACTGAACACAACCTTGCCAGTCATGCCTTCTGCCACCGCAGTTTTTTTGTTATTGTATAAATCGTTGATGATCATGATTATCGTTCTTCTATGTAATCTTGACTGAGGTCTTGCTTAGGCTGTTGTTGACGCTTACTGGCCTGGTACAGTTTTACTGCCATGCCAGCATCATCTAAACTTTTAAAACGACTGGGCAGTCGCTTTTTGCCATTTCGAATTTCATAACCCGAATGGTCATCGCCATGACATTCAATGCTGGTACCGTCAGCCATTTCAAATGTGGCTACGGGTGCTTGTGGTGCGCTCAATTTGTCGGCCACATCTAATTCAGCGGCATGTGCCACTTCGGTGTCTCCCGGATCACTGGGACCTTGCATGGCAGCAGGGTCTGTGTCTATTTCTTCGTTTAAATCTAAATCACTGTGAGCAAACGCTACAGTATCACGACCATCTTCGTCCCCTATACGGTACACGTACACACCTGCATCGTCATCACCACTTTCATCTGGACCAATTTCCCAGCCCATGGCAGCCAAGGTGTTCTGTGCCTTGGCCATTTGTTGTTCTGTGCCATTCCACCATTGTGCAGCCAGTTGACGCAGTATTTCTTCTTCGTCCGGCTCACGGTCATCGCCGCCAGGCGGTGCAAATTCATCAAGGTCTTCTTCGGCCTTGCCTTTTTGTACAGCGTCTTGGGCTTTGTCTTTTAAGTCACGGTCAACACGCACTCGTTTTTCTAACTTGTCTAAGTAATTTGTTAAGTCTTTCTTGACCTTGCTTAACATGTCTTCTTCAATCTCTGCCATGGCTTCTTCAAGAGCAGTGCGACGAGGCTCTGCTGAATCACCAACCATGTATCCGTCCATGGGATGTTTGGGATCTGTTTTTGAGCCCAATGCCCGGATGTGATTTGGTTTGAACAGCGCAGGCAGTTGTGGCACTGACTTTTGTTGTCGGTTGAGTCCTGACTTGACCCCCACAGGTGTCAGTCGACTTTCAACTGCTGTCAGGCGTTGTAATATGTCACGGATGTCGTTGCTCATGCTCGCTGGTCTTTCAAGAAACTTCTCAGCATCCAGCCGTGTTTGCCGTGTGCGTCAATACGTGCTGCCAAAAAGTCCATGATGCCTTGCTGATTTTCTGATTCGGCCACGGCGAATGTTTGGTTCAGCAGATCAATCAACTGTTGATTGTTGGCATATAATTCTTCAATCATGAGTCTGGCTCGGGGTATCTTGGTTTGCCCAGAGATTTCTGACAGTTCGGCAAATCTTTCAAAACTTCCAGGGGTGTAGTCATCTAGTATGCGAATAAACTCTGCTGTTTGATCAATGGAATTCTCGTACACTTCTTCGTAGATGTTGCCAAAGAACTCATGCAGTTGTGCAAAGTCAGGCCCTTCTACATTCCAGTGAAACAACTGTGCTTTGATCACAAATGCATATTCAGTTGCTAATAGAGTTTTTAAACTGTCCGCGAGCATTTTTATTCCTTTTGTATTCCTTGGGCGTGTTAGGCGTAGGATCTGATCCAGTTACATATTTACCTGACAGCATGGAACCTCCAGATCTTGATGTCATGCCCATGGGCATGCTCACAGGTGCTATGCCACCGGCACTACTAGCGCCTGCTGACGCTGATTCTGTAATTTCATACGCTCGCATCTGATATCTCCAATGTTGGTTCGCCTTTGTATTTTATTATGCGCCCAGGTCCTGCTGTGATTCTATAATCTCGTACTTTGATTCGTCCATGATTTTCATCCACAGTTTCAAATCTTATGGGATATATTCCAGGACCTGCTTGAATTTGTAACGATTCTTCCAAGTAACAATTTTCCCAGATCCAAGTACGTTCTGCAAACAGTTCATTGTTGACATACACCCTGTATCGCAGCGGTTGATTGTGAACTTTGGCTGTGACATCGCATTCTACGCGGACAAAATATGTTTGCATAGAAGTATTTAGCGAAATCTACGTGGATAACTTTTGGGATTATTTGCCGGCCACTGCTAGGCCAGCGCCTTTGTTGAAACTGGGTGACCACGAGTTGGCTTGGCGCAGGCCTTTTCTTTTGCTCCAGTCATATCCGGCTCTGTGTCCCGAACAGTCTTTGGTGCATTCGGATCCTAGGAAACTCAGTTCGTCCAGTTGTTGTTCTGCCACGCTGTGCTTGGGAATCAACAATTCAGGCATACGATACTCGCTGACATCAACAGGATATGGCTTTAGTGATGCTTTATATAATTCAGCATATTGTTCTTGTTCTTCGGGCGTCTTGGCTCTATAGAACTTGTTGGCAATGGCCATATCGCCCACTAGAGTTCCTGGAGGAATTGAAATCTTTTTTGGCCCGTAGTATTTTAATTTGTCTGAATCTTTGTTGGTCAAACTGTAGAAAGTCGATTCCCATTTGTCTGGGTGCAAGGCATATTGTGCAGTTGCTCTTTCAGGAACAAATTCTGCAAGTGTATCTGAGCCGGAATGAAATTTACCCAACTTGGATAAACTTATGGCAGTATCATTGCTTTCGCCTTCTGCCACATCTTGTTTTATTCGTGATAACTCATATTTGACTTCATCGCCATGATCAAAACTGTGTGGGGTGTATCCCCAGGCAGCGGCATAGCGATTGACCATGCGGTTGTACAACTTGGCGCGACTTTCCGAGTTTTGTCCAGGCTCAACTTCTTTGCTGGCCGAAAATGTTATGTTTGATGGTTGCTCCATTGTGAGAAACTTTTGAATCGCAATCAGCACAGTGGCAAATATTCGTTGAGCATCACCTTCGCCAGTGACTTCTAAGCTGTTGTTTCTCCAGAACGAGATGTTGACTTCGTAAGGAGTCACATGCTCAAACATGATATTCAAATATGTTCCGTCAGGCAGTGTAGCCAAGGCATCATAGTCACCGTAATCACTCTGTTCCCATTGGATAGGGTAGGGTTGGTCAAAAGCTTCCGCAACTTTGTTTGTTTTTAGTGTTTTGCCTTGTACAGCGGTGGTCCGGTTGGGTTCATCTGCAGCGCCAGGCCTAGCACCGGGCATGAAACGATTTATTGATTTTTGTGTGAGTGGTCCAAGCACACCATCTACATCTAAATTTGCGTTGAACCGGTCATTCAACATTTTCTGTATGCGACGAACTGCCTGTTCTTTATTATTGCTTTCTGCCATGCCTGACCGTGATTCCCCACCACCATCTCCGCCACCTTCACCAGAATCTCCACCGACACCGTAGTAGGCATATCCTGGGAAGAAATATCCACCGTAGCGGCTGGATTTTTTCCGGCGACTTTTTTTGCGTTCAGCAACAAACTCTTGTGCTCTCATTTTTTGGGCTGCACTGCTGTGGGCATGTTGCGATATTGTCGCTTGTTGGGGTCGTACACAGTTCGCATAGGACCCAGTCCGGCTAACTTTTTAACTCTAGCAACCATGGCATCGTATTCGTCATCGTAGTTGACTTCTTTGGGGTCACGATAATCAGCACCCTTTTGTTGCTCACCTTCGGCTGTGGTCAACGGGCCACGTTTGGCAAAGTTTGCACTGGCTGCGGCCTGTTGTGCGTCAAATGCACCGTTACGATATGCCCAATCTTGATCACTTTGATAAGTGTAAGGACTTTGTTGTATCAAGTCTTTGCCACGACTTTGTTGGGCTTGTTGTCCTTGCTTGTATGCTGGTAGTTTTTTAAAACCTTCAGAGTCTTCAGGTTCAATATTGTCAGTCTCACCAGGCTTTAACGTCATTGGCACTTGACCACGACGTGTTTCTTTTATGTTTTGCTGAATTTGATTCTTGACCCAAGGCACCAATTTGTCATCGATGTACTGTTGTACATTGGCGTTTTTGTTGACATCAACACCACCTTGTGCCTGCAGGGTTTGAAGTTTTGAAAACACTGTGTCTTGTGCTGCCTGCGGTATCTTGCCACGCAACCAGTTCTCACCTTCTTGATGACGACCCTGCAAGAAATAACTAATGCCCTTGGCCAAGTGTGCGTCACTGAAACTGTCGCCCATGCTTTGAAATGTGTTGTGAATTTGCTTGCCTAGACTTTCGTCCATGCCTTGTTCACCACGAATGGCCTGTAACAGTGCTCGTGCTACCACACGGTCTTTTTCTTTTTCTTCTTCGGGTAACTGAGCATAGTTTTGTTTCATCAACTGTGCTCGCTGTTGAAGTTTGGCTTCTAGTTTGCCGGCTGCTGCCAACTTTGCTGTGTCATCAAACTGTTTGGGATCTTGTACAAATGCCTGCGCAGTGGTGTTCCATCCTTTGTGTATTGCATCACTGATGGCTTCAATGTCTGTTACACCTTGATCAATCATTTGCTTGGCATAGGCTGCTGATTTCAAGTTGGCTTGCCAGCCAAATGTGTTGCCTGGTGTGCTGCGCCCATATCCATAGGCATCGTCTAGTGCCGCATCACTAATGGTGGCCAACTGCTGAACACTGAGTGGTTGACCAGCATTTTCTGCTATGCTTTCATTCTTGTTACGACCAGCACAGTGAGCCTTTTGTGAGAAACCTTTGGGATTGGCACAGTTGATTGAACTCTTGTACTTTTGACTCCACTTTTCGTCTAACTCTTGTTCTTCCGCCACACCTTGCTTAACAACTTGGATATGCCTTGGGTCAAGGACAGCAAATTGCACTCCATCAGTCCACGCCCAGTATCCTTCTTCGCGGGCGTAATTGGCAATTTCCTCACCATCAGCAAAATCATCTAAATTGTCCGGTAAATCGTTATCATCTTCTAGATTCAAAATGTCATCAATTGGTCCTGACACTTTTGCCATCACTACAGTACCACCGTAGCCGCCACCTGAATAATTTTGATTTCCGACATTGAAGAATATCCCAGTGTGTGACTTCTTAAATCCTTGTTGTTGAATTTGCCTTGCAGCTTCTGGAGTTGTTTCGTGTCCCATTACCTTTGAAAACATACCAGATTCACCTTCCGCCACACCTTCTGACTTGTTGCCATAGTTGGCAGCACCTTTTTTGCGGCACTGTACCAAGCGTCCTGACGCATACGCACTGGGCCACACCTTGGCAGACGCTTTGACTTTGTAGTAGCAGGCGTCTTTCTTTTCAGCCAGGATCAAGTCTGAGAAACTGATGCCACCGCATTCGGGGCACTGTTGTGGGGCTTCAAAAAGTTCGTCTATAATCATTTCTTTTTAGTGGCCACGTTGATGGCCTTTCCTGTACGATTGGGATTGGGATCTTCTCTGCGCTTTCTTGCGGCTGCGCTGGCACGACCTTTTTTGCCTAATGCATGTGCTTTGGCCTGGGGCAAACACTTGGGCTTGCCTTCTTTTTCTGATCCTCTGGCACAGTCACCACGGATCTTGCCGTCGGGACCAAAGCGTACCCATTTTTCTCGGAACCAGTCACGCAGATTTTCTTCCAACTCGGCTTCACGCACAGGCACACAGTTGGGCACCTGACGACCGCCTTTGTTTTTCATGCCTGCTTGGCGATAACCAGTCCAGCAGGCTTCAAGAATTTCTCGGTATGTCATGATTGCTTATTTATAGCCAATCTTCATGTAGCGTGTGTAGCGTGTTTCAGGATCTCGTAGTCGGCGTTGCCCCCAGTACACAGTGGTTTCCAGGGGAAACTTTAAATAAAACACGCCAGCACGTTCAGTTTCAATTCGGGGATCCACCAAGTTGTCTCGACCCTGCATCACTGTGAGTGTACCTGCGGGCACACGTTGCATCCAGGCGCGACTCATGTCATTGGTACTGGTGTTGATTACTGTGATGTTTTTATTGGGATACTCAATCTGTTCAGCGCGGCCCAGTACCAACTTCAGTCGGCCCTCACGATACAGCGGTTCCAACAGTTGCCGTGCTGTGGCCAATCTACGTGAGTTGATTTCTACCATGATCAGTCGATCAAAGTCAATGTTGGCCTGTTGTAAAAATATGCCCAAGTTGCCGTACCATGAGCCTAAAATATAAATGTCACCAGCACTGCGACCGCCCAGTTCTTTTTTCAGTTGACTGCACAGCCAAGTCTTGCTGCTTACAAGATCTGGGGTAAAACTTCCTGCCAGTGTGCTGGGACTTGCTTCTTGTGTGATTTCATGGTGCCGCACTGTACAACCTCAATCCGCACTCTTGTTTTTGTCTTTTTCAGTGATAGGGCCACCAGTGATCCAGGCTTTGCAACTACGTGTGCCTGCACACTTGAAATGCAAAAAGTTGCAGTAGCCCAGGTCGGCTAAGTTGATGCTGGCATTGGCATCAACACCAGTGGCATCACCACGTATGCCCGCAGCAATACATTCTCTCATGCTGTCGCTGACATCAAATGCCGCACAGTTGCCGCACTGCATGGTCCGTGCAGTTGCCGCACTTACACCAAAAATCTTGGCACTCTTTTGCCAGTAGTCTTCAGCACGGTCT